AAGGTGATAAACCTTGTCCGTGGGCTTGACTCGGTCGTTCCACGCCTTAACCATTGCTTCGTCCATTTCCTCAGCATCATCCCATGGGCGAAGTTTTGTAACACCATCGTTACGTGTGAAGCGGCATACACCTGTGTGACCGAAGTGTGTGTCGCTTACTAAGAATACACTAGGCATAATGCCCTCCTTTCTTTAATAAGTTTCTTTTACAATTTTATACTCTGTTGTTGGATATTTTGATTTAAACTCGTCTTTGTTAACAAAGTCGTTGTATTCTTTCGCGTTAAAAAACATACGATGGAAAACTGATTTGTGATCCATTGTAGTTACTGTTAAGTACACTGATTTCGCCTTGCCAGCCATAATATCCCTTTGTTTAGTACTGCGTGTTAATGCTTCTTGATTTTCTTGGTTTTTAGATCATCTAAATCCAAGCCTTGTTTTCTTTGCAATGCCTGTACTTCTGATATTTCTTTAACAGTAAGTTCTGATACAGAATGAGCTTTTCTCAATTGTTCATGTAATTCGATATCTTCCAGCTGTAATTTTTCAATTTGTTTCTGTAGATCTATTTGGCTTCTACGCATCAATTCCATTTCGCTACGAAATTCGATCAGTGCTGCCAAAAAGCATAAACTTACAATTATACTAATTGCTAATGCAATCCATTTTGTTTGGGTATTACTCAATCTGCTTCTCCTATTATTGTTATTATACTACTATTATAACATCAATTTAGAGAAATGTCAAGTTGGGTGGCCCGGCGTGAGGGAATCGAACCCCCATTAAGGCTTTAGAAGAGCCTTGTCCTATCCGTTGAACGAACGCCAGTTACTCTTGATACTCTACGTCTACTGCTAGAATAAATCTGTAGTTGTTGCTTTGGACGATCCCTGGTCGATGCCATTGATTACTGGGATAGAGCAGCCAACTGCCGTCCGTGGGGCGAACAAAGAATTTGCCATCACCGTCTGGGCCGTTTGGAGCCATTTCGGTGCCTGTGTAATCTCTATCCTTAACATCATCGGGTATGTGGAGATAGAAGATACCACTTAGCATTTTACTATTTGGATTCTTAGGATGCCAGTGATCGTGCCACAGTTTTTCGCGATCTTCGGCACCCTCGAGATTTGTCATGAAACTCCAGGCCATCATATTTGATACTTTAACTTCACGACCCAGATACATGAATACTGAGAATAGAAAGCTCATACGGTATTTTAACCATACTGTTTCCTGTCTAGAAAATATGTTTTCTTTGGTTTGATATTTTGGACTGTTGGTAAAGTAATTGCCGTCAGCTATGATACCTTTGATAATTTCGCAGGCTTTTTGATTATCAGCTTTCGTGATAACTGAACTGAAATCAAACTTGCGAAATATTTCGTTTTGATCTATTACTTTCATTGTATCCTTGGAGCGGGATAAGAGAATCGAACTCTTGACCGAAGATTGGAAATCTGCTGTTTTACCATTAAACTAATCCCGCATGAAACTATTTACAACTATACTTGGTTGCGGGGGTCGGATTCGAACCGACGACCTTCAGCTTATGAGACTGACGAAATGCCAACTTTTCCACCCCGCGATAACTTTAGTTGATAGTACTTGAAGCCTTATAGGACTGAGCGGATTTCTGAGTGGAGTTCGAAATTCCTCATAAGCCATTGCCCCCGGTTTTATCAGAAGAGTAAGATGGCCCTATTCTTCATGAGTCTGTGCGTCCACAAACGATACCCGACAAGTGCTATCAACTAAAGTGTCTAGCTACTCCACCACAGAGCCCTAGACTGAGTGGTTACCCTGTCCGTCTGCTTTTCTTTTTGGACGATGCAGCTCCCGCCCTAGGATTTTATCACGCTCTCCATATCGGAGAATGAAAGGTTGATCCTAAGCACCCGACAGTTCTGGCTTACTGTCTAGCCCCACCCTGTCTCACCGCCGGGTGGCTAACGGGGATTCCTACAGCAGACCTTCTGCTTGCAGAGTTGTCACAATATCTTCTGAGAGCGGAATCTCAGTTTTGATGTTTAACTCAAGAACTTCGTCGTTGAGTTTTTGCTTCTGCTTCTTGAGATTATTAATCTCAGTTTTGGCTTGGTCGATCTGCTCAGCACCAACGACACCAGTACTTACTGTATCGTCACGGCCATATAAACTTGCACGACTTTCTTCTTTGCGATTACGGATCTTGTCCAGCTTACCAGTTAACACAGTGATACTGGTCACAGCCTTAGCTTCAGCTATTTCATTCAATTGTACAATACGTTTGTCGATGAATGCAGCCTTGGCCAGTGCTAGATCAATACCGCTGTTCGCATTAGCGGTTCCGACTAATCCACGGATGTTATACAACGCCAACAACAGTTTTTGTCTGCGAGTGTCATTACTCAACAGCAGATTATTAGCTGCCTGTAATTCAGCCGTGACATCCTGAAACTCATTGATCTCAATGCTGGTTTCAATCTTGATTCCACGAATAGCTTCGTTGATCGAGTTCTGTACGGCGTTAGCCTTGCGTAGTGTTATTTCCATTCGTTTTCCTTTTTGCCTCTAACTGTTTTCATGTAATCTTCCATAGTGTAAAAACCTTGTTCGATCTCTTCTAAGGCTGTTACAATAGGACCATTATCACCCTGCACTTTTGGAGTAGATCCTCGTTTAATCTCTCTCGCTCTCTGAGATGCCACAAGCACTAGATCAAATCTGCTACCAATTTGGTCAACTGCACCTTCGACCGATACCTGTTTTGCCTCTTTCATAAATTCCCTTATTTTAAATGACGGATCACCGAAAGGTCAAGTAATAGACCGGACAATAGACAACGGAAGGGTTGTAATCTTCCTTTGACAATGTGCAAATAACAATACACAGAGGTCTATATATTTCCGATTAACAAATGACATTCTATTAGGGATCGGATCACATAAACACGGTCCAATGTTCAGTTGGATTGTATTTTGGAGTAGGCTTGGAGCCTAAACCTGTGTCTATCCTCATCTACCCTTCGCTTCACCGGTTGAAACATTTCTGTCCCAACAAAACTATTATACTATCTTTATTGACGGGTGTCAACCTATTTTGACAATCTTGGTGCCCTCTGTCGGATTCGAACTGACCACCTACGCATTACAAGTGCGTTGCTCTACCAAATGAGCTAAGAGGGCATAAACTTTATGCTACTACTTTACGACTTTCTAATTCTTTAATTCGATTAACAATTTTTGATTTATCTTTTGGCTTACTCGATTTCTCAAGCATAGTTTTTAATTGTTCCAAATTTAATGGCCCCAATCTTGCCTTACCATTTTTTGTTAGCATTGGACTTGCTATTCTAATCTTTTTACCACCAGCACCTTTTGCCATGTTAATATCCTTTTAAAATTATTATTCTGAACGACCCGATGTGCAACTATCACTCCATAATTCAGCAGCTTGTTTTTGATATTGTTCTAAATCCCAAACACGCTTTGCTTCTACTAATTGTTCTTCGTTCAAGCCGTGCCAACCAATACAATCCCCAGTCGGACTACGACCGCAACCGCATGTACCAAAATTTTCTATCTTAGGTGTCATTCTTCGAACCCGTCCTTTTTCATTGCTTGTCTACGTTGTTCTTCATCTATAGCTTGTTGTGCCCACATTTCTTCGCCTTCGAGCACAGGGATGTCTTCTGGATAGACTTTTTCAACTTCTCCTGTGGATTTGTTCAGCTCATATTCTGGCAGTGTTTCTTTTTTCTTTTTGCCAAAGATAGCATCGAATCTATTATCAAACTCATCCTTGCTGACACTAAAAGGACGAGGGCGACTGCCTTTTCCTGCTTCGTGTGCCATGAGTTACTCCTTAGGAGCTTCGTTTCGAGATTTAGGAGCGCGAAACGGAATAGAAGATGCGTGTTCTGCTTCAATCATCATTTTTTTGTAATGATTACGTTCTTCGTCTGTTTTAAAATTACTTGAGGCTAATACACGTTTTGTTGACTTACTTAATTTAAAATTACTGTTAGTTCTTGCCATATATTTTTCCTTTTAAATTGGCGGAGAGTATAGGATTCGAACCTATGCTCCTATTGCTAGGAGGACGGCTTAGCAAGCCGCTGCCTTCGACCACTCGGCCAACTCTCCATAACCCTTGGTACGACTGGCCAGAATCGAACTGGCATGGCCTGCGCCGAGAGATTTTAAGTCTCTTGTGTCTACCTATTTCACCACAGTCGCAATTCTGGTGCCCCAACCGAGACTTGAACTCGGACGCACTAGGCACTGGCTTCTAAGACCAGCGTGTCTACCAATTCCACCATCGGGGCAAATCTTACAAAGTATATTATATATGCTATATCTTCTGTTGTCAACAACTATATTGGCGGAAGTGTGAGATTAAATCAAACCACAGCGATATAAATTTTATGAATTGAAAACACACCATCCAGTTAAAATATTTTTAACTTCGTTAGGAGCAACTAGTCCCCTATGAGTGTGTGTCCAAGTTGCAGGCCATATTAATGTTAGCCCTTTTTTTGGAGTTGTGATTAAATTTTGATGTATGAACTCTGTGCCGCCGCCTTCGTTGATATCATTTAAGTATGTCATATAAGCAAAATGCCTAAACTCTACGCCTTTAGTACCGTCGTTTTCACAATGCGGTTTAGTATAGGCTTCTCCAGCTTTATACTGTTGAAATCTTGGAGATGTAAAGCCCCATCGATACAAATCTGTATAGCACCACGGAAACATTTTTTTATAATGCTCCAATGTCCACCATAAGGATTCGCAATACTGATAGTTAAGATTTTCATCTATGTTTTGCAGGTGTGTCCAATCGTAAGATCTAGGTTCATCTTCGCGTTCGAATAGATGTGATTGTGTATTAGATCGTTCTACAATAGCATCACATAACGCTGGATCAATATACCACCCAGCAATAAAATTACTGTGGCTAAGAGAATTAATTTCGCTTGGCTGTAAGTTCATGCTCTTACTTATCTTAGATATTTGGCGGAAGTGGTAGGATTCGAACCCACGGACCCTCTCGAGTCGTCTGTTTTCAAGACAGTTGCCTTAAGCCATGCTCAGCCACACTTCCTTAACTTGGTACCCCGGACGGGATTTGAACCCGCAACAGAACTGTCTCTTGAACAGCCGCGTCTACCTGATTGTTTGCGCCACCGGGGTATTGTTTGGGGTGCCTTACCAGTATCGATCTGGTACTACCGCTTTCACAGAGCAGGGTGCAGGCCACTACACTAAAGACACCATTGATTGGAAGTGCGGGTGAGATTTGAACTCACGACTTTACGGATTTGCAATCCGATCCATTGGACCACTCTGGCACCGCACTACATTTGGCTTCCCACCACGGATTCGAACCGCGACCAAGAGTTTTGGAGACTCGTATGCTACCGTTACACTAATGGGAAATAAAAGGTACTCGCTGTTGGAATCGAACCAAACTGTTTAACTCCGTATCTTCCTTGCACCTCTTACCGTTCTGCAGAATAAGTAAGTTCAGTGTTCTCAAGTGTAGTCAAACTTCAGCAAGTATAAATGGTACTCGGAAGGAGAATCGAACTCCTCTTCCCGCCGTGAAAGGGCGGTGTCCTAACCGATAGACGACCCGAGCATAAAACTTGGCGGAGTGTACGGGACTCGAACCCGTGGCCCCCTGCGTGACAGGCAGGTAATCTAACCAACTGATCTAACACTCCATATGCATAGTATAACACAATCAATGACTTGTGTCAACCGTTAGATATCTTTTTCTGCTAATCTACGATTACGACGAGCAGCCGCAAGTGTAAAAACTTTTTCGTTATCATTAGTCCAGTCTTCTGGAACTGCTTGACCGTTGATAGTATGCGGTTCTTGCTCATCGTAGGTCCAACCTAGGCACTTCATCATACGATGCTTGACCAATAGGTTAGGACTGCGGAATGCCTCAGTGTCTTTAAATCCAAGCATAACTCCAATTTCGCAGACTGCCCCGCTGCGACAAATACCAGCATGGCAATGCACAACAACGTCCATGCGATTCTCTAATGCGTGTTGTAACAATCGAACCAGCTCGTTGGCCTGCTCTTGACTGCAACGCATGGCTTCGTCCACGCACTCGTCCTTTTCTTCGATATCTAAAAATTCAAATTGATGAACTTCTTTGAAAGTGTGCCGGGGAGTTGGAAATTCCATAGCAGGATCAACAATTTGAATTAGCATTGAATTTTCGCCTACAGCAACATGATGTCCTTTTGGAATATCGCTAAGTGCTACATTTTGTATCCATGGCATTTCTTTCTCCTTTATAAAAATTGGTCTCCCTACTTGGATTCGAACCAAGACCCTACGGCCCCAAACCGCAAATGCAACCAGGTAACACTTTAGAGAGATATATTGGCTCCAGAGGCAGGGATCGAACCTACGACCAATTGATTAACAGTCAACTGCACTACCGCTGTGCTACTCTGGAATAATATGGTGGAGGCGGTAAGATTCGAACCTACTAGCCTTTTGAGAACAGATTTACAGTCTGCCGCGACCCTCCCACTTCGCCGCGCCTCCATAAACACACTCTTACGAATGTGTGTAGTAAAGCACTCTAATAACGCCACTATGTGTACTGGCCTTCAAGGACCAGCCGTCCCTATAGAATGCTTTAATACGCTGTAATTTTTCACACTAGAAGAAGTGCTCCATCCTACAGGCCGCCCATTCGCTCCATGTTTTAAGTGCAGAGCGGGATCTCGTTTCCCTTACACACTGTGAGATTAGGCTTCTGTTCTAAACACAGGAATTTTTTTCTGTGCTTCGATCTGCGCCTGTGCTCTTTCAAATTTGCCTTTGTACAATTCCTGCAATTTTTCATTTGTTAAAATGAAATTATCATAGGCCTGTTTGACAATTTGATTATTTAATTTTGTGTAATCGATCTTTTCCATTTGTTCCTTTATAAAAGTAAAAACCCCGGAGTGTTTAATTCCGGGGTTCTGTGTAATCTTGTATTATAAAACTAGACTATACGGAACCCCTTATATGATCATTACTTAGACCAACACATAGCTCTGACCAATATGATAAGGTCACTGCCGGTGTTCTAGAAATAATCGATAAAAGTTGTTTCATCATTGTTTTATTATACTATCAGTTTATTTAGTTGTCAACCTATTTCTTGCACTCTTATGTGGCATTTTTGCCACATTACGCTTCTTGTGAAATCAGCAGATGCTTGCCAATCTCGAACAGTCCCACTGCCCCTGGCACATCCAGTGTGCTGACATGTATCTGTCCCAGTCCTTCTAAGTCGAGACTACAGGCTACGAATTCAGTAATTTCGCCGGCTTCGATTTGATCTCTGATCTCATTGATCACTTCTAACATGTCTTCCTTACGCTTATCGTCAGTCTTTTCATTAATGCTTACTACTTTCATGATAATTCCTATTCTAAGATGTAATCGGCAGCACCGTGTTCAATCATTTCGTGTGCTGTCATATATACGTCGGTGGGTGGTAAAAGTCTTTTCTTAACATACGTCGGTGCTTTGCCTGTGGCTGCGACCAACACATTTGTCATACTGACATTTAACATGTCATTCTCTTTCATTTCAGCTTTGAGATCGTGATACTTAGCATCACCGCCGCCACCGGCAAATTGATGACACATACAGCTGGTATTCTGTGAAAGATATCGTTCGCCTTTAGATCCAGAGGCCACAATTAAAAATGCTGAACTCATTACAGTGCCTATTCCAATTGTGCGTATCGGATACTCGCTGGTGTTCATTACATCTATTAACGCCAGTGCTTGATATAAATCACCACCGGATGAGTTAACATATAGTGTTAGCATTTTTTCAGCTTTAGTATCAAGATTTTCGTAGGTAATCCATTTGATGCATTTGGCAATATTTTCTACTTCGATGTCGCCCGTAAGGAAAAATACCGAGTTTTTCAGTAATGTAATGTCAATGCGATCATCTGCATTAAATTCTTCAATTTTACGGGTTGTCATTTATGCTCCAAGTATACTTTACTTATCTCATTATAGCATCTGTTAATTTACAGTAATGTTACAGTCCAACCAATAATAGCGATATAGGTAAGATAGTGTAAGCCTTGATCGGCTCCAAACCAAACCCAAAACATACGATCTGCAGGCATTAATCCTTTGTTTAGCTGTTGTTTGGCCCAGTCGATATGATAGTGTAGGGCAGCATCAAACAATGCAGGAAAAACAGCCATAGTACCTAAAAAAGGTAGTAAAATAAACCAAGTCCAAATCCCGTGTATTGTAGCATGATGGATCCCGCCTTCTGCTCCGTAGGTACCTTTTTGTGCCAACATATAGGGAAACTGCAATACAAAATCGCAGATGAAATGCTTGATACCAAATAGTGCTAAAAATAGAATAATCAGCTGAAATTCGTTCATTCCACTCTTTCAACAAATCTAGCTTCAAATGCTTCTATAAAACAACTGTATTCTCGTACAGGTATTTTTACCAAACCTTTGGATTCGTTGCGATAGTGGACCCACGTATTACCGTCAACTTCTACAACATGCAGAACACGAAACCAATGTCCGTCACCGTCTACCCATATTGAATTTTCCTTGACCATACAATCTCCTATTTGAATGCAGCCATAGCTTCCTGGTCTACATTTTCTACCATATGTAGCATAAAACGATAAGCGTCCCAGGCTGTTTTGACTGATTCATTATCACTATTTACAGTGGGAAACATATCAACCCAAACTGCGTTTTCTGGTTGACGATGACGATGCATGCCTTGTCTACGTGGCTGTAAAATTTTATTAGAGGCCCACAGATCTAATGCTACTGCCTGACATTGTTCTTCATTAAGCCCATACAGATAATCATCGCCACGATACATGTATTGTTCTATTACATTTTTAAGGTGTGCCTCGTCATGTATATTAGTGGCTGCAATAATAAATGCTACATCGTCAATATGGACACTACCATGGACGATATCACGGACGCATCGTCCAAGGCTAAATCCTATTTTCATTTTGTTTTCTCTTGTAAGCGATGAATGTTTTCAACTAACACTTTGAGTCCTGAATTCATTCGTTCTGCCAATTGTTCAGGTGATTCAGTTGGCAAGCATGTTGAAGAATATTGAGCACTTTTGGATATCAAAGCCTGTTCTATCATACAGGCATTGCGATCTGGAAATGTTGCGATTGGGGTAACCATACCTAGATTAGTAATTAGAACCAATTGATAAAGCATTTTGAACCTTTCTTATCTAACTGTATAATA